ATAATGCGGATGTAAAAAAGCCCCTTTCGGGGCTTCCTTCCTAATGTCTAGCGTAGATTATTAGTATTAGTATCGCTAGTATTAACACCTATCTACATATCTCTAAGATACGGTTAGTGTTAACCTTATCTACTACTTCTTCCGTTATAATATGGGCATTAACCTCAGTCTGTCCTTCGTCGATTAATGCCTTATTAATCTTACGGGCTAATCGGTCGCTACCGTGAGCGGGGAAGATTCGGGTGATGTTGCCGTCTTCTTCTTCGCGTACTTCGAAACCGTGTTCTTTGAGTTTATTTCTGTTTATTACTAACATGTTATTTACCTAGTTGAGTTTAATAAAAGCGGGAGTCCTTTCCCTTTCGCTTTCCTTACTTCTTAGCTTTAGCTTCCGCTTCCGCTTTAAACTTAGCCCTTAAAGCCGTTCCTAGTTTAGCCCTAGTAACGTAGCTAGAAAGGTGTCTAAGGGTATTAGCCGTTCCGTTAGCCTTAACGTAGACCTCTACCGCTTTCGCGTTAAAGTCCTTCTCTAAGAGTGCTTTATCGAATCCTTCTATAAAGCCCGTAGCGGAAAGTCCTTTACCGTAGGTATCCCAAAATTTCTCCGCTTTACCTAGATCGTATCCCTTATTAGCTATAAGGTCGGTAACTACTTCCGCTTTCTTTCTACCGTTTAGGAAGCTTTCCGCTTCCTCCTTCTTTACTTCTTTAATAGACATTATATATATTCCTAGTATATCGGGAAGGAGAATACCGACCCGATATAAAGAGTATAGGGGAACACACCCTAAAAGCCCCTATCTCTAGAAGGGTATAGACTAGGTAGCAAAGGGGATAGAGTGTACTACCTCTAGAAGGATATAGACGTAGGTCATTAGGGATAGGCTAGACTATACCATAGGGGATAGAGATAGATATAGCTATATCCCATTAGGGGTATAGACTAGGCAACCTTGCTATAGTATGGGGATAGTACCCTCCCCCCGCCCACCCTTATTATACTATTATGGAGGGGGTATACCCCGGAATTTGGAGGAGTCCCTTTAAACTCTCGTATGGGTATCTGACAAACAAAACACCCCTACCCTAAAAAAATTTTTCCTAAAAATTACAACCTAACATCCTCCCAAACGAGTTGTACGTGGCGAGGTCGAATTTAACTACTATATAGGTCTAACTGCTAGGGCTGACAGCGGGATAGCTTAGAAGGGCGGAGGTTTCCTAATATTAGCGTTTCCTTATATACCACAAATGTGTAGACTTCTCATCGAAAATAAGTTATACTTCTGTGAAGTATAAGTAAACATTAATAAACGAGTAGATTTGATGGACAGAGAATTCGACAAGACAAAGATGAAATACTTTGATGAGAACCACGAAGGTGAGATCATCAAGGATATGGCTCGTGGTATGTCTATGAATGAAGTGTGTAACTTCTTCGGGTGTGAGTTCGATGATCTTAAACCTGATAGTGAGGATTTAGAGTTCTTCCAGTATTGGTATCGCATGGGCAGACAAGCGGGAAACCGTCAGGCGGTACAGGCTCTGTTTAAGCAAATGGAACAGAGAGGCGGTGGTGCTATCGCAATTTCGTACCTTGCGCGGTTCAGTGAAGATTGGATAGCCGAGGTCGAAGCCGATGGGGAAACCAAAGGTAATAAGTCTTTCAGAGTGATCTTAGACTAATGCCTGCTCCACTTGGATTATTAGGTTGGGCATACACTGCGCAAAACAGTTTAAAGATGCTGCCACTAAGGCTAGAAGTGTTCAACGTGCTAAGAAAGCCAAGGAGGGTATTAAACAACATAAGGATAAGGCAGATATAGCAAAGCGGAAAGAGGCACTTAATAAGGAGTTGTCTCCAGAGTTAAAAGCTAAAGCTGATGCAGCTATGAAAAGGCGCAGAGCGGGATCAAAGGTAGACAACTTTACTGGTAAGACCCATAAGGAACTAGAGGCAGGATACAAGAAGGCTCATGGGAATAAGACTCCAGAGATGCTTAAAAGGCAATCCGGAGATGGTAAACAATCTACTGGTACCAAACTGCTTAAAGAGGCAGCAAGGAAAAGAGAATTAGAACAGAAAGTATTAAAGAAAGATGCTATGCAACGACAAAGACGATTGGACAAATTTGATAAAGTAATGAAGTAATGGGTATTACCAACGCACAACTTGCTACTGAAGCCCAGGACATACCTAATGAGGTTGTCTATAAAGCCACGCCTACAGGTTCTAAGTTCCATAGGGATGAGTCTTTCATCCGTGCTATCATTGGCCCGATCGGAAGCGGAAAGTCTGTTGCTTGTTGTTGGGAAATATTCCGCAAAGCCTGTGTTCAGAAACCTTGGAATGGTGTTCGTCGTTCTCGTTGGGTGGTTGTCCGTAACACTTATCGTGAGCTTATTGATACCACTATCAATACTTATAATGATTGGTTTGGTGATATCGGATATTGGCGCAAGCAAGACATGAAGCACATTATAGACATGCCTCTTGAAGATGGGACTAGGGTTCATCTTGAGATTCTTTTCCGTGCATTGGATAAACCTGATGACATTAAAAAACTCCTGTCACTTGAGCTCACTGGTGGATTCCTTAATGAGTGTCGCGAGATACCAAAACAGGTACTTGACATGCTCGTCGGACGAGTCGGCAGATATCCTGGACCAATGCAGGGAGGTGCCTCTTGGTGGGGAGTCATCATGGACACAAATCCTCCTGACTCCGACCACTGGTTCCACAAACTATTTGAAGAGGACTTGCCGGATGAACACGCTGTGTTCCATCAGCCTTCAGGAGTATCCCCTGAGGCTGAGAACGTCAAGAATCTCCCTGCGAAATACTACGAGAGGATGAGTCATGGTAAAGACCCCGAATGGATTAAAGTTTACGTCCATGGTGAATACGGATTCGTCACAGATGGAATCCCAGTTGTTCCAGAATTCCATCAACATCAACACGTTTCGAAAACTCGCTTGGAATTTGATTCGCGTCTTTGCGATAATATCCTTTATCTTGGGGTTGACTTTGGTCGTACTCCAGCCGCAACTTTTGGAATGGAAGTCAACGGTCAAATGCGTATCATCGACGAACTTGTTACATTTGGCATATCTGCGACTGCGTTCAGTGGATTGCTCAGGGAAAGGATCAAAGGATTCTACCCTCATGCTGAGATCATCGGAACCGGTGATCCAGCCGGAGAGAATCCAGGTGAGCAGATTGATGATACTTGTATTGAAATATTACAAAATGCCGGAATACCTATTGACGGTGCCGACACTAATAACTTCACCCTCCGTAGAGAATCAGTATCAGTTTCCTTGACTACGCTTAACATGCAAGGTGAACCACAATTAATTATATCCCCCAATTGTAAAAACCTTATTAAGGGTATGAATGGGGGATATAAGTATAAAAGAATGCAAGTATCAGGCGAGAAGTTTAACCTGAAACCAGATAAGAATAAGTATTCACATGTATGTGAATCCTTACAGTATTTAATGTTGGGTGCTGGGAAAGGATATGATGTTCTTTCCAGTCACTTTGACCCTACTAAGTTTAATGTTAAGAAGGCAATTCGATGACTCCTGAAGACATAGTTAAAAGATATGAATTGCTCAAAGGCGAGCGGAAAACAGTTGAAAGTATCTGGGAAGATATTGAACGTTTTGTCATGCCTTTTCGTGGTGAGTTCTATCGTGAGCTTCAGTCAGAGATGGAAGTAAACTGGCGCAAGCGTCAGATATATGATTCCACTGCTATACAAGCGGCACAAAACCTTGCTGCTTCTATACAGTCTAATATAATGAACCCTTCTACAAAATGGTTCAATCTTCAGTTCCGCGATGATAAGCTTCAAGATGATGATGCATCTCGCGAGTGGTTAGATGAGTGTTCTGATATAGTTTATTATGATCTTGTTGAGTCTGATCTTAATAAGGAAGCAGCAGAAGCAATTACAGATATGGTAGGCTTCGGCACTGCTGTTATCATTGAAGAGGAAAAAGATGATGGGATCGATTTCACGTCCGTACCAATCAGGGAAGCCTACTTTGAGGAGGACACCAGCGGAGGGATCATCAACTTCTATCGCACCCTCAAGTGGACACCAGTCCAAATTAAAGACTTCTTTGTTAAAGGTGACTACAAAGTTACGGACTTACCTGAAGTCGTACAAGAGAAGTTAACAAGCAAAGAAGCTGGAACTATCCGCTTTGATATTGTGTTCTCTATCTTCCGCAGAGATGAGATAGAGAAAGATCCAGGTGTTAAAGTTCTTGGACCAAAGGTTAGACCTTATGGTTCTATGTATGTATTTAAGAATGGTGCTATTACACTAGGTGAAGAAGGTGGCTATTATGAAGCAGGCTCTCGTTGGGGTCATAGTCCTGCTACTGTAGCCTTAGCTGACATCATGACGTTGAATGAGATAGTGGAGACTACTCTTGAAGCTGCAGCCAAAGTTGTTGATCCACCTCTCGTTACTACTCAACGAGGTGTTATGTCTGATGTCGATCTTAGCCGTGGTGGCCTCACTGTGCTTCGCAATATTGATGATCTTCAACCGTTCCAAACTGGTGCAAGAATTGATCTTGGACATCTTGAAATAGAGCGTTTACAGGCATCGATCAATAGAAGTTTCTTTGTGGATCAGCTTGAACTGAAAGAAGCAACGTTTGCTTGGTCCAACGCTAGGTCGTATGCAGTCTGACTTCCTAGACCTTATGATATCACGTACGTTCAATATAGCGTATCGTGCTGGCAGACTTCCTGATCCACCTCAGATGGTTACAGAGTTAGGCTCTGCTTTGGATATAGAATACACTGGTCCAATGGCTCGCTCCCATAAGCAGGAGCAAGTTATCTCTACTGTGAACTGGCTATCACAACTAGCGGAATACGCGCAAGTTGATCCTACTGTACTTGATGTAGTTGATAGTGAAAAGATGCCTGTTGAACTTGGTAAGATGGGTGGCGTCCCTGCTATCATGATGCGATCTGCAGATCAGATTACTGAAGTACGCAAAAAGCGTGAAGAAGATATGAAGGCTCAGCAAGATGCCGCACTAGCGGAACAGCAAGGAAAAGGCATGAAGGCTGCTGGTGAAGGTGAACGTGCTATGCAGGAGGTTCAGAATGGACAAGAACAGCAAGCATAAATTAACTGTCAATGAACAGAAGCGCGAAGATGCGAAGAAACAGATCATGGCTGACCGTGGCTGTATCTTCAGAATATTCCAGTCCGATGATGGACGGAAAGCACTAGAGATATTACAAGACAATTTCTCAAAGAGAACGTCTGTTGTACCTGGTGACCCATACATGACGCATGCTAGAGAAGGTGCGCGTGAAGTTGTTTTATTTATTGAGGAGATTTTAGAAGATGCCTATTAATGAGATTAGTTGGAATGGTGAGTCAGACGGAGCGTCTGATTTGGCTAATAATCCAGCCCTTGCAGACTTTAAGGATGTTAATGGTCTGGCAAAGGCGTTTGTTGATACCAAAGCAATGATGGGACAGAGCATACGTGTTCCATCTAAAGAAGCTGGTACAGAAGATATGGGTACATTCCATAAAGCACTTATGGAAAAAGTTCCTGGTCTTATGCTGACGCCAGATATAACAGACGATACCAATGTTACTGCTATAATGGCTAAACTTGGAATGCCCGAAAAGCATGACAAGTATGAGATGCCTACAGTAGAAGGTTGGGAAATATCAGATGAGCGCAAAACGTTCCTCCAAGAGAAGGCTCTTGAATCTGGTATGACTAATCGTCAGTTTGGAAAATTCGTGAAATCATTAGCTGAATCTGAAAAAGGTTCATCTGATGCTTTTGATAGTGACATAGCTACAGGCATGAATGCCCTGCAGACAGCTTGGGGTGCAGCATATGACTCCAAGATGGAACAGGTTTACAAGATTGCTCAAGCTACTAACGCCCCTGCTGATTTGCTAGAAGCAATCAAAGCGGGAGTTGCGGGCGCTGATACGCTGAAGTGGTTAGACGGTATTGCGAAAGCAGTAGGGTCTGAAGACTTTCAAGTGGCAGTCCAGAAACCTGGTAGCGGTGGGATCACTCCTGCTGAAGCTAGAGAACGGGCTTCAGAGTTGCGGACTAAAATGGAAGGTATGAATCCTGGCGATGCCACATACCAAGATACGATCAAACGTATTATGGAGTTCGACCAAATGGCAAAGGCTGCTTAGGCAATTACCTAAACCGACAAAAATTGAGCCAGCAATGATGCTGATTACTCTCAACTTTAATGATATAACTTAGGAGCATAAAATGCCTATTACAGTCCCTAATGCGTATATCGAGACGTTTGAAAACAACGTCCGACATCTCGCACAACAACGCATCTCACGGCTTCGTCGCTGTGTGATGGAAGTAAACCGTCAGTCTGAAGCCCATAACTGGGATCGTCTGGCTCAATCTAACTCACGTGTTAAGCCTGGTCCACGTGCTATATCACCTTCTGGTGGTGATCAAGATGGTGGTGTTGGTACTACTGAAGGTCTTGATTGGACTCGTCGTAAATCGCTGATTGAAACCCGCGATACTGGTGAGATCATTGATCGTGAAAACGTGGTTCAAATGCTTATTGATCCAAAGTCTGCTTCTACAGAGAACTTGGTCATGAACATGAACCGTGCCGTAGATGATATCATCATCGAGGCTCTCGGTGGTGCATCTCGTGACAGTGCTGGCGTAGCAATCCCTTATGATCCTGCTCAAGTAGTTGGTGATGGTACTGGCGCTATCTCTTTGGATACTCTCCTTGAGACAAAAGAGCTGTTCGCTGCTAACGACGTTGATCCAGACGTTAATATCGCACTGGTCATTGGTCCAACTCAGCAACGTAAGTTAATGCAGTTACTTGAAGTTACCTCTGGTGATTTCCAAAACGCTAAGGCGTTGGCTACAGGTTACCTGCCTAACTTCCTGGGTTACGATATCATCGTATCTACTCGTTTATTGCTTACTGCTACTCCACCAGTAGCTGGCACTATCCAGTGTTACGCTTTCACTAAGAAAGGTATCGGCTTCCACGTGGCTCGCGACATCAGTGCTAAAGCAGCAGAACGTCCTGACATGAGTTTCTCATGGCAGCTGTACTGCGATCTGAGCATGGGTGCTATCCGTGTTGAAGATGAGCATGTTGTTAAACTGGACTTACTAGACGCACTGTAAGTTCGACTGGACAAGGACGTCCATAATTTTGGAGACTGATATGTTACATTCAGTACAATCAGGAATAATACAAAGCGTAAAGCCTTTTGTTAAAGTTGAGACTTATATCTTGGCTATGACAGTTCCACCTCAAATGAATGACTCTGATACAGAGAATATGCGTTTGTGTAATCTGGATTTAAGTGCTCCTACTGCTTTACCAGAAATTCCAACAACCGAAGCTGTTTATGATGGCCATACATCCTTCGGAGTATTCATCGCAGATGAATCATTAAATGGCTATCCTATAGATTACAGTTAGGAGTAATATATGAAACAAGGTTGTCACAAACGAGATATTCGTATAGTTCATCAAATGGCATTTGATGGTAAATCTGTCGAAGAAATATCTCGATCAATGCGTATCTATCCAGCAGGCATCGAAGCAGTTATGCCTTCTGCAGAAGATATTAAAGAAGAAAAGGCTCGTATCAAAAAGGCTAAGCAGAAGGCTGCTAAGGAAGCCAAAGAAGTCGCCAACAAAGCGGATGCAACTGCCAAGAAACTGGCTGCAGACGCAGAGGAAAAGTAAATGTCTAACGAAGTCAGCATAGTAAATCAAGCATTGGGATTTCTCGGTGCTAATACAATTACAGCATTAACTGATAATTCAACTGAGGCTAAATTAGCCAAGACGTTGTATGCTGACCTTCGTGATGCTTGCCTTGAAGAAGGAGACTGGACGTTCGCAACGCGGGGATTAATCCTGCCGAAGTCAAGCGAAGAAGTAGTCTTTGGATCAGGAGCACTATTCCCACTCCCAGATTATGTTCTACGAGTGATAGAGGTCAATGAAAATCGCAGACCTTGGGTACTTGAAGAACGAAAAATTGTAGTAGAAGGTGACGTGTGTCAGGTTCTGTGTATTGTGAGAGTGACTAATGTCAATCTTATGTCAGCTATGTTCCGTCAAGGACTTGCTGCTCGTATGGCTTGGGATATGGCATTACCTCTTACTAATAGCAAAACTATGCATGATACTATGTTCCAATTATATCAGCAGAAGATGGACTTTGCTAAAGCTAATGATGGTATGCAAGGAACAACCAAGAAGATTAGAAGTTTCCGATTCACCGATGTTCGTGGGCAAGGTAGTTCGAATGTCGCTGGAGCAACTATAGATACCTTACAGAGGTAGTCATGCCAGCATCACAAAGAAGAGATGAAGCAGCACAAGCTATAGCATCAGGCATAATAAGCAATAATGTTATGGTTGAGTCGCTAGCACAGCAAGCGGAAAATGATTCTGGTGTTAGCGTTGAAGAACGCATAGCTATTAAATCATATGAGATAGCTGACTTCATGGAGGCTTTAGCATAATGCCACGTTCCCAACATATAAATCGTGCTTTTACATTCGGGTATATATCCAAAAACCTTTATGGTAGAGCAGATCAGCCAGCTTATGAAGAAGGTCTAGCTGAATGCATAAACTTTATTCCAAAGCCTCAAGGTTCATTAGAGCGCAGACAAGGTAGAGAGCATATAACTGCAATCTCTGCTACTGATGGTACATCTATACCTTTCATAACTAGGTCAAATGATGCCTTTATGGCAGTATTTACTGATGATGATAGTGGTCTCGGTCCAGGTCTGAATTCATTGCGCATGATAGATAAGCGCGGTGTATATAATAATCCTGCTACACCAGCACAAGAGGTAATTGAAAGTCCTAATCTTGAAGATGGCATAGTAATATTTGAACATCTAAAAGTTGAAGGCTTACCTGATGGTGGGTCAACATCTACTACTCAGTTCATCCCTGCTTATGGTAGTATTGTGATGAAGAGTGATGGTACAACTGCATTCAAACAACCAAGAGTCAGGGATTACTATTTAGATATTAATATACCACCTGGAGCTGAAAATGATAACTTCTCATTTGATATATTATTTGAGGAGAATCCTACTACAACTAGAGTTGAAGTTGGCACTGCTAAAGGTGATGCTAGTATAGGAACATATCTTAAAGATGGCTCAGGAAGATTAGCATTCAGGATTAATCCTGGCGGCTCAGGTACCATTGTGTTGTCATTCAAAGTAGCTTATGGTATACCATCTCTTTCTAATGGTAAATATTATGTAGCAAAAATTGATTACTTATCTTTGATTAATGATGCTAGTCCAGGAACCGGATTGATAATAGGACATCCTTATAAGAAAGGTGAATTCAATTCTATACAGCATGACTTTGAACCTGAAGGTGATGCTATATGGCTAGTACATGAAAAATATGAACCTATGCGTTTATCGTTTAATAGCAATGATGGAACATTTACTTTGCAAGGTGCTGTATCTGATGGTATAATACCTGATCCTCCTAGTGATTGGGCACCAGGTAATTATCCTGGATCAATAACATTCCATCAAGGTAGACTTTGGTTTGCCGGTACAAGATTAAATCCAGCTACTTTATATGCATCTCAATCTGGTGAGTATAGTAACTTTTCTGCTCCAGGGAATAGCATAACACCAGATACGCCTCTTGAATTTACTTTGTCAAGATTTGGATCTATAAGTTGGTTAGCAGCAAACAAAGAATTAATAATAGGAACATCATCTGGAGAGTTCAGAGTTACATCTACAGGTTCCCTGATAAACGCTGGTGATGTTATGGCTGTATTGGAGTCTACTTATGGCTCTATCAGATCTCAACCTATACTGATTGCAAATAGAATAGTATTTGCTACTGAAGATGGCAGACGTCTTAGGGATTTAGGGTATAATGATTCAGAAGGCTCTTGGATATCTATAGATTTAACACTAACAGCAGATGACATAACATTAAATCGTACGATAAAAGATATTGCGTATAGTCAAAATCCAGATCACCTTATCCGCTGTCTTATGGATGACGGAACTATAATAGTATGTTCATACCGAAAGAGCCTACAAACTATAGGATGGTATGAAGAAGTTACTGATGGGTCTGTAATAAGTCTAGCAAGTGTTCTTGTTAATGGTAACTCTGAAACCATATATCTGGTAAAACGAGGATATCAAGATGAGATATCAGTAGAGTGGGAAGCACCTAGAGATACTATATTTCTTGATAACTACAAGACTCAATTTGGAGATGTCCCTACAAAGAATGTAACATTCCCACATCTTAGAAATAGATTTGTTGCTATATTTGCAGATAATGCTATTCAACCTGGTATAGAGTTGAATGCTGCTGGCGAAGGAGTTATAGATTACGAAGCAGTAAACATCACAGCGGGAATACCATACCCATCTATATTACTTACTTTACCTATTGATTCTGTTACTAGATCACAAAATACTACTTCAGGATTTATGAAGAGATTTAATAAAATATGGGTTAAACTTAACAGATCAGCTAAGCCTCTGATTAATGGTGAGAGACCTCCAACAAGAACTCCTGTTACTCCTATGAATTTAGGAGAGCCTACTAGATTCCAAGATGTAAAAGTTGCAAATATGGGTTGGGATGAATTTGGACAAATAAGTGTAATACAAGACTTACCATATGCTTGTATCGTGGCATCTATATATGGTGAAGTAAGTGAGGATCAGTTATGAGATTAAAGCCATTTGAATTATTCCATTGGTTATTTATAAAGCCATACACATTCTATTGGATCATGACAGCCATAGGTGTTGGTGCTTCTTTACTAGGTGGAATAAAAGCCAAAAGAGACGCTAATAAAGGTGCCCAGGATATTGAAGCACTTGGTCGCCAAAATATTGGTATGGTATCTCAGGAAGAAAAGGAAACATTGCGCAGAATGGATTATACCCAAGAGCAAGTTATGGGTCAAAGCAAGGCACAAATTTCTGCTTCTGGTATGAAGATGGAAGGTTCTACACAAAGATATATGCAAGAACTTGAGAAGAATTATGGTAATGAGCGCAATTGGATAGCCACTCAAGCACAATCACAGAAGGATAGGATTCGTCTTGACGCTAGCACTCAATCTCGCTCTCTCAGGAATCAAGGCTCTTCTGCTTTACTTCAAGGCGTAGGACAGGCAGCAAGTTGGTGGTCTGGTGGATTTGGCAGTGGTAAAAAGAAAACTGGACAGGCTGTAGCTGATAGAGTTGGTGGTAACAGAGGTTTCTTAAATCCAGTTAAAACAAATATAGGTCTATAAAATGAAATTGCCTCAATTAACAGCCGGTGGTGCTCCATCACCATTAGCTAAAAAGAGCCTTGGTGGCCCTGCACAAGTTGCTCATTCGCAGATGAATCTTGCTAAGGCTGTTGGTGGCTTAGCTAATCAGATGGCTGAACAGGCTGCGACTCATCAAGTACAGACAGCGGAATCTAGTGTAATCGAGCAGATGTCTAACTGGTCTGCTGAGAATGATGATGTTCAGTATTATGATGCTGACGACCTAAGAAGCAGAGGTGTTGATGAAGAGATAATCAGAGGCAGAGATACTATTGCTGCTTATGAGGTTCGACCTGTTTTATATAAAATGGAATCAGATAGAGTTATATCTGAGAACTCATCTAAGATCACTCCTGGAAAGTTTCGTTCTGATTTTGATTTTAAGCAAGATAATCTATCATTTGAAGAGCACGCTTCAAGAGTAGTACGTGCTAGTCAAGAACAGAGAACTCAAGAAAACCTTGAAGTATTATCTGATATAAAACGCTTACGCCAAAATGGTAATTATACAGCAGCAATTGTTCGTATAGGTGACTTACAAGAATCTGATGATATTAAAAATGATCTTATTCTTGAAGTTAGAGATGATAGAGAATTTGGTGAATACGAACAGATTGTTATTCGTAGAGGTGCTGAGGCAATTAAAGATGCTAATGATGCTCTTAAATATCTGTATAAATCTTTTGATAGAGAGAATTCACAAGGTATCTTGAAACCTGGTGATAAGTTTCAAGCTGCTGGACAACGTAGTTTAGATGAGAAGCGTACCCGTCAAGCTATCGCTATGCTGGAACAGTATATTCATATGTATGACCCTTCGCAAAGCGGGAAAGGTCGTGATGAGATAACTCCTGTTGTTCGCGAAACGATGACAGCTCAGCGTGGTATGTTTGGTGATAGACCTGATTATCCTGCTGTTGCGCAACTAGAAATCGATGCTGAGAATCATCCGATTCAACCTAACCTTATCGAATCATTCAAAGCAACTCAAGTTCTTAATGAATTGACATTAGGTATATCCATGCGACCTATGGATGAGCAGTATGCCCTATCTAAAGAATTCAAAGAAAATACAGAACGAATGACTGGTAGATTTGCTCCCGCCTATAGTAATGTAGGTGATAAAGCTATGAGTAATCAAGTATCAAGGAATACTGCTGTACAGGGAGATATGATGCAATACGCATTTGATGCTTCTCCTGATGGAATGTTTGCCCCCGTTACTCCTAGTATGTTTGGTGATCTACTTGCTCCTGGTAATGCTGATAGGTTCGTTATGGCTATAGAGCAACGTATCAAAGATCATGATGCTATAGATGATACATTCAATACAAGTAGAGGTTATCTATCTAAAGATGAAGTTAAGCAATGGACTAACTCTTTGAATAATATGAATATGGATCAATTGATTCAGACTTCAGCTGTAATCTCTGCCTCATTTGGACGCAATGCTGATTCCTTCTGGGAACAGATGGAAGATATTGATACATTTAATCCAGGTACTCTATCTATCACTGGTCGTATGGCTATAAAGAATAAGTCCAATGTATCTGAAATGATTATCATGGGCAAGCAGAAGCGGGTTGATTATGGTCCACCTCTGATGAAGAAAATAGACTTCTATGATCGTACTTTAAATGAGAAGTTGGCTGGCGCCTTCCTTAGTGATACTGGCTATGCTAAATCAATAAGAGAAGCAATTCTAGATGTATATGTACATCTTCATCCTAATGTTACAGGTGAGTGGAATGATACAGCGGATAGCAATATCCTTGATAGGGCTATAGCATTAGTAACTAATGGTATGCATAGTCACAATGGAGTAATCGTTGAGTTACCTGATGGTGTAAATGGTGTCACCTTTGATAGAGATATCAAAAATGCTACCCCCCAGTATTGGGGTGAGAACATGGGAGGTATCAACGGTGAAACTGGTGAATCTTTCGAACAGCGTTTGAAAAGTGAAATGTATACTTTTCGCAATGTGGGTGATAATAAATACATCGTTGAAGATAAGACTCGTGTCACATCTTTAGGTGTTCCAGAGGTACTGCTTAGCAACACTCCTATATATGGTCCAGATGGTAAACAAATTGTTGGATATGAAACATATGTATTTAGACATAGTGATAATATGTCTGAAGGTATAGACAATGAAAAATCCTTCTTTAGTAGGTCTGCTGATTTAATCAAAGGCACTACTTTACATAGTGAAATTGGATATCACAATACTGAGAATCTAGAAGGTGATGAATTGCTTATAGATGAGATGGATTATTTAAATTCTCGAATTGATCAACTTAATGATGAGCAATATGCTCGTTTGATTGAGCTTAAAAACATATCGGATAATTTAGGGTTATGAGAAGCGGAAATCAATTTTTTGAAGACTCTATGAAAAAGAGAGGCAGGGTTGGCGCTCGCACTCCGGACACTGGTTTTTCAGAGAACTGGCAGGCTATGCTAGGCTACGCTATGGATACTGAACTAACTATCTCGCGTCAGCTAAATTCGGGCGTTATAGAGGAGCGTAACCGCTTTCTAAAGGATTTAGTCAGAGAAAGGAAACTAAACGCTATCCCGTATATAAGTACCTCTAGAGGTCAATCTAGGGAGTTAGACTGGGACGGGTTAGCTATCCATGCTAAGTCTAAAGGCTTTGATGTTATGGATGATGTCGAACTTGAGAATAGTATACAAGATACTCTAGATCAGCGCACTGCGATGGTTAATGATATCACTGCTCGCAGAACTAACATGGGAGCAGTAGGTGGCTTCCTAGGCTTCATGCACGGAGTAGGCATGGACCCAGTTAATATAGCTGTTGCCGTTGGTGGTCCAATTGCCTTATCCGCTTATATCAAACGCGGGACTTCCGCTTGGAAGGCTGCAGCTTATGAAGGAGGTCTGGCAGCAGGGGCAGAGATTCCTATTCAGTTCTTGGCTGCTGATTGGAAGAATGATATAGGTGTAGAGCATACGTTTACTGATGCCCTTATTGATATGTCTGCCGCAGGTCTATTCTCTGGTACCATAGCCGGACTAGCTAAGAAGCTGAAGAACATGGGTGATTGGACTCATGATAAATTCACAGAGGTGGAGCGGAAAGAGATATACAGCATAATGGCTGAATTAAAGGAAATGTCTAACATCAAGGAGATGAATTTAAATCCAGAGGAAGCCTTAAAGAACATTGAAAAGATCAGAGAAAAATATACTAATACATGGTATAAAGGTGAAACTTATATTCCTGCTGGGAAGCCTCGTATCAAATTAAAAGTCAAAAGTATTGATGATCCATCTTTAGATTCAGCAAAGAAAGAGGAGCACAAATCAGATGCCGAAGCCCCAGAAAGTAAAGAGACTGGTACGAAAGTCAAAGGTGATAAGGAAACTCCTAAAAAGAAAAGCACAGAAACGTTGGATACGTATGAGATGCTTGATGCAGAGTTCAAAGCATTTCTGAAACTTTCTAAGGATGGTTTGATAGGTCGGCTTAAAAACAATGATGCTAAGTTAGCAAGAATTAATGAAATGATTAAGAAAGGCGAGACACCGGAGTGTTAAATGGTTAAGTGCGTATTACCTGATGAGATAGCTGATCGTAATGATATCAGTATGGATGAGAAACTCGTACTCGCAAGAGAGTTTATGAGTGAGGAAAACATCCAAATTCTGTTAGATGCTATCAAGATCAAGAAACTTTTAGATGATGTTCTAAAGGCTGCCAATCCAGAGCAAGCCTTTATTGATTTACTGCGCCCTTTGAGAAAAGGTATGCCTACAGGTGAAGAAGGTAAAATTTCTTTAGGATATAGACAAGATCAAATTCGTAATGAGTCTCATCAGATTCTTAAAGAAATGATGAATGACCTGCGACCTGGTATTTCAGACATCTGGGCTAAGCAAGATACATCAGATTTAATCAAACATCTTTACGGTGAATCTACTAAGAACCTGAAAGCTAAGTCCCATGCTAATGCTTGGAACAAGGCTTATGATCACATGCTTAAGTTGTATTCTGGAGAAGGTGGCCACTTAAGACTTGAGCGTTTCTCTCGTATCCCTATCAGTCATGATATGAAGAAGATAATGGATGCTGACTATCAAGAGTGGTTAACCTTTGTTAAAGAACGTATTGCTCCTGGCAAGATCAATGAAGAACATATCGATGAAATTCTAAAAGATATGTATGATGAATTAGTATTCGGTGAAACTCCTATCAAGGATAATGTTAGAACTGTATCTAAAGTTCGCACTAATGAAGATGTATTTGAGTTAAGAGATTCTACTGCTTGGAATGAGTACCATGATAAGTTTGGTAACATGGACTTATACAACTCAATGCAAGATCAAGTAACTTCTATGTCTCATCTTATTGGTGCTATGGAAGTATTTGGATCTAAGCCTTCTGATGGTTATAAACTGCTTAAGGAGGCGATAATAGGAAGTATGCCATCTAATAAGCGGAGTGATATTGACAAGGCATTCCGTAGAGCAGATAAGATTTTTCATACATCTATGGGCCATTTGAATAGTAACAATAGTTGGGCTATGGGTGGTGGATTAATTCGCAACCTTGAGACTGGTATTAAATTAGGTGGTGCTGTAATCCCTGCTATTACTGATACAGTTCTTATGGCAGTAACTTCCGCTTTTGTAGGTATGCCTGTATTCAAGGCTCTGACTACTCACCTAACTACATTGGTAGGTAAGTCCAAGAATGACCTAGCGGGACAGATACTACTTGGCTTTGAGCATATGATGGATGTATCTCATTCTACATCTAGGTACTCTGATATTGACGGTAAGCGCGTATCAGCTAAGTTCGCTGGTGGTGTACTTAAATGGTCTGGCTTACAAGCTTGGACTATTAGTGCGAAGCAGGCTTTCGGTATTGAGATGACTGCTCATATGACTAAGGCTATCAATAACCCTGGTACTCGTAAGACTGCTAGGATTCTGAAGATGTACGGTATCAATGATAAAGATATTGCTATCCTACAGAAAGCGGAAAAGATTGTAGATAGAGGTGTTGAGTATATCGACCCAATGAAACTTCCTGTAAATGTTAGAAGGAAATGGATGGGTATGATGTTATCAGAACAGAAGATGGCTGTACCAGAAGCTGACGCAGGAGTACAGGCTCTACTTACTCAAGGACTTGAGAAGGGTACTCCCTCTGGAGAGATCATAAGATCAGTTACTCAGTTTAAAACTTTCCCTATGACGATTATAGCAAACCATTGGGCTAGGGCTGTAGGCCAGACTGCCGGCATGGAGCGGGTAGCTTATATTGCTAATATGGTAGCAGGTACTACCATGCTAGGTATAGTTGCTATTCAGGCGAAACAGGTACTAAATGGTGAGGAGCCTCAGACTCTGAAGTTGGATGGAAGTGCTGGAGATTTAGATTTAATCTGGAAAGGATTTATACAAGGTGGCGCTGGCTCTTTCATAGCAGATTTGTTCGGTGCTGAAATAGCATCTAGATATGGTAACGGAACTTTGACAGATCAACTTGCTGGTCCATTCTTAGGAGATATGAAAGCAATGTTTCATATACTTGTTACTGATATTCCTAAAGGTACGAGCCATAAAGATCCATTGTACCCTGGTATGGATGCGACTCTAATCAAGTTACTTGAAAGAGATATGCCGAACCTGTGGCAAACTAAGCTATTGCTTAGAAGGAACTTTCTTGACCAGTTAAACAAAGCTGCTGATCCAATGTGGCAATCTAAGAAGATATCAAGAGAAATTGATATGCAAATAAATGAAGGTCGTGGATACTGGTCTAGACCTGGTGACCCATTACAGAAATCATTAGGAGAATTATAATGACAATTATCCTTTCCGCTTGGATGAAGAAGATTGGTTATTCATATTCCTGGAAGGATTCCCAGTTAGTTCTCTTGATTACTCAATAGACTTAGTATTGCAAGAAGTAGAGTTTGTTTCTGCTCCTGGTATTGGTACTAGGATTTCTTTAATCCGCAGTGTGCCTGCTGATCAAAATATAGACTATACTCCGTATGATTCATTCCCAGCGGAAACACATGAGTTTGGTCTGGATAAGTTAACCATGCTAGTGCAGCAAGCATTTGCTAGTAACAACTTAGCTATAACTGTTCCAAGG